CTTCTAGTGGGGTTTGCAGGTCAGCTACTAAAACAGTGTCGCCATCTGATAAGTCCCATATTACAAACTCGTCTTCAAATCTAAGATTTGTACTATGCATAAGTAAGTCCTTCTCTGTTATCCATACACTAGTTGATTTAGGTTTAGTGTAAGTTCTGATTTTTGTGTAATTATTGCTTTCATAGTGTTCTCCTTAATTAAAATGTGTTGCCGTAAGATGCAAATGTAGGTGAGCCTGACGGCCCTAGAACGTCTGATTGGTAGACCGCAGCATAACCGCCTGTGCCTTTAGTGTAGGTGAATACGCTAGTAGCTAAGGTCTTACGCATGATGTAATAGTTCAAGTCAGCATCTTCAAACCAGAAGTACTTGTAAGTACCGTCGTCTGAGATGGCAGATATAGAGTAAGACCCTGTCGCTTTACCACTTGTACTGCCTATTTCTGTTCCGTCGGTGTTGGTTACTTTAACAGTAGTTGGAGCTTGTGGGTATTTCCTAGAAGCAGCATCTATGCTCTTTAGCCAGTCCAGCATTTCGTCAAACTTCTCTGTGTAATTAGGGTCGTCTTTTGGTTTAGGTATTGACTTTACAGCCTTCTCAAAAGCTTTTGGTAGGTCAGTCTTGAGTATCTTCTCTACACCCTTGAGGTCAATGCTGGGAGGCGTAACATTGACCGCAGGAGCGTCGAGCTTTGGTATGTTTACCACGGGCTTAACATCAATGCCTTTAATAGAAGCTGTTAGAGCCTTCTCTAAGTTCTTAAAGCCATCTAATACAGGTTTAGCGTAATCAGGTGTCTCAGGGGCTTCCTTGCCGTCTAAGGAGCTTAATTTTTCTCGTATGTCTGTAAGCAGCGCACCAAACTGTTTAGCGTTGGTATTACCGCTTTTTTCAATAGCATCTAGGACGTTCAGGCTTTCCTGAGTAATAACGGCTAAGTCAGATAAAACTTGAAGCTGTTGGTTTTCTGGGCGGTTAGCTTCCCACTTCTTTAACTTATCCTGTAAGTCTTGCGGTAGTTTGCTAGGGTCTAACATAGTTGTAACTTCCGCTTCCTTAGTCTACAAGCAGTGTTGTATTCCCTGATACACGTTCGACACTTCCTCTGTGTGGCGTTTTGTGTGAGGTATTTTAGACCACATGGGTGGTTATGCACGCAGTACTTCTTGCTACCTATTCCTCTAGCGCAGTTCTCTTGATGCGAGACCAACTCTAAATGTTCTGGTTTGACGCAAGCTCGATTTCGGCACAGGTGGTCTAGCTCGCCATCGGGGGCTATCTCACTTACTTCTAGTTCGTAAGATAAACGATGCGCCCGCTTGGTAATTATTCGTGTAGGGGTATAATACGAGTATTTCCCATACCCCTTAGTTGTAAGGTGCGCTGTCCAGACCCAACAATCTCCAGTTTTATCTACTCTTTGCCAGAAACTGTCCACTTGCTTACTAGTCATCACGCCCATCTCAACCAGCGTCTTAATTCTTCACTATTGAAAGTGATTAGCTCCCCGTTAAACTCTATGCCGAAGTGATTATCTGGTACTCTAGGGGTAGCAACAGTAACGATGCCATTGACTTCTTCTGAGTCTCTAGGGGTATGATGCCAGTAAACCTTAGCACCGTTAGATAGTCGAGCAAAGCCTCGCTCTTTTACGGGTATTAAGTCTAAACCAGATTTGCGAGTTTGACCTTTGTTAAACTCATCTAGTTCAGCTATTTCCTGGTTGGACAAGCTTGTGTTTCGCATTGTTGATTTTTCCTTTTAATTGGAACGTACTTTTAGTATACAAGAAAGACGGCTCATTACAAGCCGCCTTAAATGCCTTGGGGGAAGGCTAAACTAATCGTCTAATGACGGTAGGAGTGGTGTGTCTCCTTTTAATCTAGGGTCGTTAGGGTCTTTGTCTAAGTGGACTGTAACATTAGAGTTGTTTACAAACTCTGCTACTTGTTCCTCTTTGACTTCTTCCGTAACAACTACTTTCCTAGGTCGTCCCATGTTTTTCTCCTTACCTGTAACTTACTTCGACTTGATGTTCTGTACTCGTTGCTGAGTCAGTTGCCACTTGGCTGGGTCTGCCTTTGGACTAAGTTCTAAGACAGCTTTCGAGGTCTTTAAACTGTTGACTAACCTATTGTACCATATTTAACTATGGTGCGCTAGTGCGTGTCAACTCAATGATTGAAGCTGCACGTTCTGCACCTACACCGTAAATAGCGTGGGCAACAGTCTTTGTACCAACATAGTCGACAGAGTATTCCATCTCTACTTTTGGTTGCTGTTGTACTACCTTGCTAATTGCGCTCTTGTGGAAGAATAGGTTTCGTCCAGTTGTGCTTGTAGGTACGTTACCGCTGTGGTAAAGGTCGATGTTGTAAACAGAACCGACTAGACCGTTTGAACCGTCAACAGCTTTACCTGTTTTACCAGTTTGGTCGTAGGCTGTGTACTTGTTAATACCAAGTAGGTCTTGCTTAGTGTAGTGACCGATAACACCACGACGTTCGCTCTCAGGAGTGTTAGCTGCATCAAATGCTGCTACAACTGCTAGAATATCTGCGTCGTCTACTGCTGCACCACCAGATACAGTTGTACCTGCTACTGAGTAAAGGGCCATTAAGTCAGTGTCGATTTGGCGAGCTAGGCTCTCCATTAGACGAGTCTGGAAGGCTGTCTTTAGGTCGTAGTTAGACTGTACTTTGGCGATATCTTCGATAAGCATTGCTGAGTAGTAGTGCTTGTCGATGTTGATAGCGATTGCTGTACCGTCTGGTGAGTCGTAAGTTACTGCTGTAGAAGCTGATTTAGCACGAGCGTCTACTGCTGCTGTAAATGGAACACGAACTACATCGCCACCGCCTGATGCTAGACCACTTCGGTCTTGTACCAATTTAGCGACTTGTAGAACCTTATCAAATGGTTGTTCGATTTCTCGTGACCATAGTTCTTGCACATACTGTGCAGTTTGAGCGATTGAACGAGTTACGTTCGAAGCTGTTGTTGGAGCTGCCATAATTTATTTTCCTTTTAATTTTAGGGGTTACTTTTATCTTCTAGGTAATGACTGGGCGATTGCTGCTTTGAGTTCTTCCTCTGTCATATCTTCGGGAGCCTTGTTTAAGTTTAGGCGTTTAGCCTGACTTCCATCTGGTCTTAGACCTGTCTGGGTAGCTTGCTTAGCTACTGCCTTGGCTGTCTGTTGGCTCTTCTCGCTACCGATAACACTTCCTAGTTCCATTATTCCTTCTACAAACTCTGAATATCTGATATTAGGGTTTGACACGGAGTCTGGGATTCCTCTTGCGTCGTCACCAGCTTGGTAGCCAGTAGTCTGCAAATACCATGTGTTTACGGCATTTGCTAGGGCAGGTTTGAAATGTTCTTTATCGTTAGGGTTGAGCTGTGGGTACTTACTCTCTACTTTAGGTGCGTCTATTTCTAAACGGGTATGGAACTGAATACTTTTAGCTTGCTCTAAACCAGCATTGTATTGAGCTTGACCGAACTGTTGAGAAGCTTGGTCGAGTTGTTCGTAAACAGGCTCTTCGGCTTCAATCATATCTCGGTAGTTCACGCCAGGTTGTTGAGGTGCTTGTGTCGGTTGCTGAGTTTGCTTCATCTTCTCGAGAAGCTGTTGGATTCTGAGTTGCTCTCTTCGTGATGGTGGTTTGGCTTCCTCTTCTTCGGGTTCTTCTGCCTCTTGTTCCACTTCTTCCGGTTGCTCTTCAGGCTCTTCCTCAGTAACTTCTTCAGGCTGTTCAGGTTCTTCTTCAGTAGGAGTTTCATCTGGAGATTCTGGCTCTTCAGGTGCTACTTCCTCTGTTGGGGTCTCAATTCTTTCTTTGAGTTCCTCGTCAGTTAGTTTGGTAACATCTTCGTCCATATCTCACTCCTTTGTTTATTTATTACTGCCCCCGTCTAGCTCTCGCAGAGGTCGGGCGACCCTCATTACATCCCACGATTAAGCACGGGAGGCTGCTGTCTTTATAATATCACTTTCTTCCTGTAAATCAATCTGCCATTGAAGCGTAAGCTTCGTGAGCCTCTTCAGGAGTGTCAAATACGCCACAGTAATATTTCTTCCCATTTATCACACGACTGGAAGCATACCTATTTCTAATCTTATAAACTCCCATAGGCAATCCAGACTTTTTGTTTAATACCCTTGCACCTCTGATGCAGTTTTCTCTATGGGTAACTGGTTCTAAATGGGCAGGATTGACGCACGGGGGGTTCCTGCAAAGATGGTCTAAATCAAGACCCCTAGGTATATCCCCGACTAGTAATTCATAACTATACCTGTGTGTTAGGACCCCTTTGCCATTTACAGTAAACCTCCCATGCCCGAAAGGCTGTCTATGCCCGACCCACAACCAACAACTATCAGTCTTAACTACACTATTCCAAAAGCGTTCAGAGATAGAGATTAGCTCGGTTCTGCCTGTTTTGAGTAGTCTTCTGTAATGCTTTTCGCAGTATCCTTTAGCATGGTGCTTTAAAGTACAATCAGAGTTATTACATACTTTG